CCAGTTGTACCGTAGTCAATTATTTGATAATACCCACAATTGTAAACTCCTCCATCATATAAAATCTTTGGTAGTGTTTTTGGTTCTGCTCCATTTAAAGCCGTTACCGTTGCACCGAATGAAGTACGAATAAAAGGGGACGCTCCGAATATCAATTCCTTTTTGTCGTCGTTTTTAATGTACTCATTGTCAAACGTGTATTCAACTTGTCCGTAAATCTCATTTACATTTTGTAGATACCCTTTATTAAATTCGTCGTTGTCTTCTTTGTAAGTTAATGTTAGTCTTTTACTTGTTAATTCGGGAAGGAAGTTAATAGTATTTACTTGTTCTTTTGCTAGTTTTTCGCTCCAATCTTTCACCTCACCACCGTCATAAAAGTCATCACGAACCTTTAAGATAATCTTTTTAGGGTCGTCATTGTCAGGCAAGCAATAAAGATTAAACATCGTAAAGATTGACTTTAAAAAGTCGCTTTGTTTAACTTGTTTTGGAATGTATGAAGAAAGTAGTATAGGGAAGTTGTACCCAAAAGCATCCGCACTAGGAACTATTCTAATTGATATTGAATTTATATTTAGAATAGGCTGGCAATTAGCAATAGCATTATCTGAGCGCCTTTTAAATATCGCAAATTGTGTCACCTCTGTAATACCGCCTAACTGTATTTGTTCACTCAATGCAATATTAGAAGCATTGATAACCGTTGAAATTGTCCCCGAACTGCAAACTGTGTCACCCGTTGGGAAGTCGGACATACCAGCGTAATTTTTATCTATTACCGTTTCACCATCTGCATTAATATAAATTCTACTGTTTACACTTGTGGAAGGAATGTAATTAAACCCCTTCAAAGCTAATGCCGTATTTGTTACGGCAATTATAGGGTGCATTGTGTAAGTATCCCCATTCGTTCCCGAAGCCACATAAATATCACCAACTTCGTTATTACGCCATATCATTTCAAAGTCTACAGTAATCTCATAAATTAAGAATGAAGGTGCTGATAATACAAAAGGATTAGTATAGATTGAACTTGCTGGGGTGTATAAGGTATCTAAATCTTTTGTTTCGGTTGTAACGTCTATCTTAATAACGGGGTCTACTGTTCCGTTAACATCATAAACGGCATCTATTTCTTGAGCAGTTGATTCATTTGCTAATACTTCGCTTTGGCTTAATGCTGAATCTGTAATTGTTGTTTTGTCACCATTGTAAGGAATCAACAACTTATCAAAATGGTAGTCTATTGCTTCGTCCCATTCCCAAGAATATCCAGCCATTGAGAAGATACGGTTGAAATACTCCCAAACGTAAACAGCGGGTTTCATTTCAATTAATGAATAACTAGCATTATTTGTGTATGGTAAAATGTATTTATAACCATCTACATAAGTATTCGCATAACTACCTACTACATTTGTAGACGTGTAATTATGGTCGAAGTTTGAAAGGTCTATATCTGATAAAAAAGCATTTCCAATATTCGTGAATAATTCCCCAACAGTGTCCTTTACCGTTACAGTATAAACAATCTCTTCATCGTCGTTCATTCCATTAGACACTTTATCTACTGAAACTAATTGAAGTATTGCATTATCTAAAACGGTATTACCATCTTGAATGATTAGGCATTGTTGTTTAGTGTTGATGTTAAATACTCCTGTTGCGGTGTTCACATCAAATAAATGTCCTAAAACTAAATTGTTGTTTTTAGTCCCTGCTACTTTGATTGATTTTGAGAAAGCTCCCGTTTTAGAACTTAAATCTCTAATATCCGATATACCAAAATTCAAAGGCACAACAACCTCTTCGGCAATTTCTAAATAAGCATTAATACCTACGTTTTGGAAGTCACCTATTATCTGAATGTACGTCATAAGTTTATAGGTGTTTGAACTGCCAATTTAACTGTGATTGTTTTACGTATCAAATTTTTATTCTTTTGTCTTTCAATTGGGAACGATGTATCTGTAATTGTACATGCGAAGTAATTAGAGCCAATTTTTAAGAACGTATCACCACTTGTCATTAACTCTTCAAAGTAAACGCTTTCTACATCGCTCATCCAGTTAGTGTTTAATGTAATTTCCTTTTTTAAATCTACTGAATAAATAGCATCCCCTTTGTCGTATGTTGTAAAGTCGAATGTGTTTGATGTTAAGTTGACATCCCCGAACTTCTTATTGTAACTATTACGGGTTACATTTCCATTTTCTGTACTTCTAAGGTTAAAAGCGAATGAACAAAAAGCACCTAACCTGTCAAAGAATAAAATGCTGTATTCTTCAATTGCGCATCTTTCGTCAATTAACATTCTGAATGTTTCAGTCACTTTATCCGTTGACACCTGCAACCAGTAATCAACGTAATCAGACGTTAAATCAATTGCAGTTCCTACTGTCATTGTTAAGGTTGGCAAATTATCTAAACCACAAGGGAATTGAACAACTCCATTATTAGTCGATGCTGTCAAATTTCTATATCCTTTATTACCTAGACTGTCCTCAAACCACAACACTTTGGTAGATGATGCGTAATTATTCCAATAAGCCATCCAACGGTCTTGGCTTAATGACTGTGTTGTAATTAAAGGGCAATTAGTAAGTAATCGTGCAACTGATGGAGTAGCAGGAACAAAGTTTGTATAGTTGTAATTCTTAAAATCTAGTAAGTCCAAAGCTCCATTAAATGCAGTTTGATTTGTTAGGTTGGTTAGATTTGTAAATCTTGACTTTCTGTTATCTGCATAGTAAATTTTACCAGCTGAAACAGCTCCCGAACTTATCCAAGGTAACTCTGTTTGTAATTCGTAAACACTTGGAACATCAACAACGGTATGTAGTCCGTTTATTGTGTCTCTAAAGTCACCATAAGTAGAATTAAACTGTGTTCTTATTTGGTCACCTACTACAAAAGGATGAGCCGTTACGTTTGGTACTTGTTCAAATCCTACTGCATTGTTTAAGAATACAAAATCTGTATAATTCCATGCAACGACATACTCTTCACCGAATTTAATATCAAACTTTAAAAACTGATTAGTTGCATTTTGATTGTGAGTAACTAAAAAAGGTAGGTTACTAGATAGGAAGTTTTGTATGTCTCTTGAAATATTTACTTCCGCTAATCCATCCAATGGTCTTGGGGGGTATTTCTTTTCAAATAACTTTGCGCCACCTCCAGAAATATACACTTCAACAATAAATCTAAATGACCTTTCATTCACATTTGTAGAAGAAAGATAATACATGATTGGATTATATCCAGTCGTTAAAACTTGCGGTTGTGCTTCAATTGTTATTGCCATACTATTATTGGAATAAAGTTTTTAAATGTCAAGTGAGATTGTTTCGCTAAATTCTTCTGATGAATACGACTTCACCCAAATAACTGCATATCTAATTGCGTCCATTGCGTCATCATGTCGTTTTGCTACTTCCTTATCTCGAATGTCACCGTTAATCTTTTTGTGTTTGTAGTTTTTATTTTCTCTAATTATATCCTTTGACTGTGAATGTACATATACTTTCGATGTTCTAACTGCATTAATTCCTTTGTCAACTGATTTGTTTGCATTTAAACAATAGAATCCGTCAAGCCTTAATTCTTGTATCATTTCGGGACGTGCATAGTCGCAAACAATCTCAATTGATTTGCTTATGTCTAATTGATTCATTCGGTTTACAAGGTCGTTACTAGTCAAATATGATTCATAAATAACTTGCTCAAGATATATTTCATTCTCAAAGTACCATACTTTAATTAATGCGGTTGGATGTTGGTAACCAAAATCTAAACCGTATAGATAATTTTGGAATCGTTCAGGCTTGGAATCTAAAACCTCCCACCTTGAATAAACATTTTCACGGCTTGTCGCTTGTTCACCTAGTGCATAAATTTGGTACAGTATTTCGTCGGTGTTCTTTAAATCTTCAATTTGCCGTTTAATAGAATCCTCTAAGAATGGATTATCTTTGTACGTTGATTTAATAACTATCTTTTCATCGATTGGCAATTGATAAATCCAGCTATCTGAATCGGACGGGTTATAATCTAGTATTATCTTTTCGCTTGTTCTAAAGTTTAACTGTTGGAAGTCCTCGCTCCATAACTCATTGGCTTCATTTATCCATGCTATGTTCCTTTTACGACCTCTTATCTTTTGTTCGTCATCTACAGAGAAGAACTCTACCATTGAGCCGTTAGGGAACGTATAAATATTTTCTGTTTTGTTGTGGTTTGATCTGTCGTAAATATCTAAATTCTTAAGCACCTCGAAAAAATCACGCATAACGGTAGCACGTAATGAAGGAAACGTTTTACGAATTATAGAAACAACCTTGTCATTATTTTGCAAACAATAGATAATCATAAGTTGACAAAGTGAATACGTCTTTGACGACCTAGAACCACCCTGATTAACAATAAAACGCACCCCATCAGTATGGAGTGCGTCAAAGTTTCGTTCGAATACTATTGTTGCTTCAATGTTCATTCACTTTCTTTTGGTCTTATTATCTGAACTGATATTGATTCTATTTTTTTACCATCTGAAACAACGTCTATTTTATCCCCGTATTTATGAGGTGCCATTTTAGACAATACCCATTTAATAGAATCTACTCTTAGCCTATCTCGTTGAATTACATTTGAGCCAGTAAAAGGTGTATGGTCTTCTTCGGTGTGATTTGCAATTTCAAGTATTTGCTCAAAGAGTAATTCAGAACGCCCCTCGCGCGCGTGCGTGTATTGGTCGTTTAGTTCTTTACTGTTATTGACTAATTTATGAAAGTCCCTTCTATAACATCCTAACGTTTCACAAGCCTTACGCAAAGACAATCCACTATCTATAAGTTTTATTACTTCGTTAAATTGTTCTATTTTCATCCTCCTATTAATTCAATGAATTTTGCTTTACTTGTTGCTTTAATATCTGGAAATCTTTCTCTTAATTCGTTGATTGTAAAATCCTCCCATTCGTCAGCTATCTTTGCTTTGTTTAAATTAACTGAACGAGGTACAAAGGTTAAATCTTCTGTCATAAATTCAAACTCCTTAATCGCTCCCCATTCATTAGCATCTGCTGTCGATGTATCTATTGTCATTCGTCCTGTTGCATGAGTGTTAATTGTAACCTTGCAATCTTTGAACTCTTCTTTAAACTGTTTCATTTATTTCTTTTTTTAGTGTACTTATTATTGCATTGCCTGACCTTCTCGAGATATTGAAATACTCCCCCATTTCTCGTCCAGTTCTTTTTTTCTCTATGAAGTATGTATCAAATATAATTTTTTTAATTGAACACTTCAAACTTTGGCGATATTTTGATATTTTTGCTTTTTGTATTTGTCTAGTTACTTCCTTTTCTAGTAATGATTCGATATTGCTTTCTGCTTCTATTTCAATTCCTATTAATCCTTGGTGTCTTATTTCTTGTTCCTTCCTAACTTTTGAGTGTGAGAATGAAGCGTTCATATTGATAACATTTATCATGTATCTTTGAAGCATTGATTCACATTCTATTTGTTTTGATTTTTCGATACAGTAAACGTATGCTTCTGATATTAGCATAGCAGGGTCGAAGTCATTGCCACGTTTATAGTTTAATCCTTTTGCAATAGTGAAAAGCATTTTGTAGTTATCTGATATGTATGTGTCAATTTCTTGCTTGTTCATACCATTGATAAAATACTTTGTACTTCATTTTCCTTTTGATAAGGTTACACATACAGTAGGCATCCCCCTCGTTGTATTTTAAAAATATCTTTTGCAGTTCCTTCAAGCTTCTTTTTTCAAAGTTGTTGCGTGAACTCTCGAAAGTATCTATTTCATTTTGATTCAAAAGCGACATACAAATTAGCTATTAAACTGTAAAAAATTGCCCACCAAATATTTTGCGTAAAAATTAAAATGCTCCAAAATGATAAACATTTGAAGCACGTTAACACATCAATTAAGATGTAAAAGTAATCATTTTCTATTTTGTTTAAGAATAAATCTATTTTTCTTTGTAGTGGCTCAAAGTGAGTGACTAACCAGCAAATTAAAAACACCTTTATTTCCAACATTAATTCATACAATAAGTGTGACAAAGTACAAATATAGTATTTTTTCTTTTAACACAATGATAGTTAAAATAAATTGGTGTAATTATCACTTGGAATAGTTCTGTTGTTTCATTCATACAATTCACTTTGAACGAACTTTAACACTTCCAAACCTAACTCTAAATATGCTTTG